AGACAAAAACAACCCATACAAACAACCAGAACTAGATTCTGACATTAAGAATATTATTAGCAAGATCTCCAAATCTACTAGTTTGAGTGAATATGATGTTCAACAAGTGTTGAAGGTATACTTTGACATTTATCAAGAGAGTGTTTTTGAATCTCTTAATATACAATAATATGGTAACAAAAGAAGTATAATATGAATAAAGCAGATATATTAAAACTTATTCAAGAGCAAGTCCCATATGTTTCAACAACCGAGCAGCGATTTGGGGATAAGCTAGACTTCTATGAAGTACACATTAAATCACTAGTATCCTTAGTGGAGAAAGCTTACATAGAAGGTAGGAACTATGCAGCGAATTCTCAGCATTGGGATATCGTACCAAAGACTAAAACAATGGAATATGGTGATGACCTCTTATAATATGGGACACTCAAACTACAAACTATGAGAATACCAAAATATAGAGTTTACGTTAAGCATTGGGGTAATAGTGAAAACGATGGAATGGAGTGTCCTGAAGAAGGTGAACTCTATATGTACTTGAGGAATTGGCACCTTGGCGCTTATAAAGAAGCTATCTTTCAACAATTCACAGGACTTCTAGATAAGAATGGTAAAGAAATTTATGAAGGTGACTTGTTAGAGTTTGCTTATAGAGATGATGGTATGCAATTTGTTGGTGAAGTTCAATATTTTAAAGAGTTTGGTTCTTTTGGAGTTGTAATAGATAAAGCATTTGAAACATTTCAAGATCTAATTGAATATGATCAGTTTTTTAACGTAGTAGGAAACATTTTTGAAAAATAATATGGAAAATATAGAAGACATTGAAGAAGTTTCTCGTTTAGCCGTTCAAGCAAAAGTAAAAAACACTTGGTTTACTGTATCTAATTTTCCAATAGGAACAGGTTGGCGTACAGCTATAGAAGATCTTAAAAATTGGAAAAATGACGAACCCAATTCTACATTTCGTTTGATTTGTACAAACATTATTGTTGAGACAGAAATTATAGCAGAAATCAAATAATATGGACAATACACACATCTAGAAGGATAATATGACTGAAAAATGTAAAGTTAAGACTGAAGTATTATCCTATAGGAAGTTTATTAGAGCTATAGGCGGTTTCATCTTAAAACGAAAGAGACATAAATAATATGCACGAATTTTTTGAATTACTAGAAGCTGAACATAAAGAAGCCATGGACTCGCTCAAGTTCATGATTGATGTCGAGGCTCAAAAATATCCTGAAGACAAGGATGCTGCGATACTTTGCAAGTTCCTGGTGGATAGTACGGACAGGTATGCAATGATACTGGAGTCTGAGGTGTTTGATGGTTTCCACGACAACGCTCAAGTTTTTGAGTCGTTGTGTAATAGTATATACCATGCGCTGACTGATGACGGGGATATAGCCTTCGCACAGGTGAACAACCATTGCCCTGGTATTATATTCCAGTCTCGTTGGGAGCTAACTCCAGATGACCTCATGTCACAGAACGAGCAGGAGATGTATGCAAGATTGAATAAGTTTAAAAAGGAAAAAGGGCTACCTCCGTACGAAAACAAAATAGTGTTCTTTGACAACGCTTACGAATATATCGAAGCGGTTAAACAGTATCGTATAGATTCAGAAGCTCAAATGCGGCGAGTCGATGAATGGAATAGAATGCGGGGGAGATTAGAAGGTAGAGAAAAACCAAATATGGATGAAGTTGAATTTGGAACACCTCACTTGAAAGAAGAATAATATGAGTCCAGAAACACTAAAAGAAGCCATTCAAGCTGCTGAAGCATTTGTTAAGGAAGCAAAACAAATTGAAATCACCTACTGCACTAGAAAAAGCAAATGAATATAGATAAAGATACTCCGCCACAGCTCATCTTCACCACCCTACCTAAACAGGCGTATGAGTGGGTCAAAACAGGACATTGGACTCGTAATGAGTTTGAAACTTGGGTTTTACATTATAGTGTAAACAAAGGTCGTGTTATGGCTGAAGATCTAATGGATGCGGTAGAAGGAATCCAAGACTGGAAGAATACAGTTATCGGTGATCTAATAGATGAACTCAGAGGTTATACTAATCATAGTAAAGAAGACCAAGAATAATATGGGAAAATCAAACTATCAACTAACAGACGAACAAAAAGGCCTTTTGCTAGATATCACGCACAGCATTATCGAAGAGATCGAAAAGAATTGTTCACAGTACAGCTGCCTTGATGTCTACTATACTCCTGATGGAGTAGACAACGGCAGATTCGATAACAACAAGTTCACCGCAATGGTGTGGTACGTCGGAGATCAACTAAGTGCATATTGATATGAAATTTAAGCGATACAACATAAAAGAATTGCTGCAAAATCCATCGATTAAACGAGATTGGATTTGTAAAGGAACTGTTGCCTGTATGGCTAGAGAAGGTGTTGATGTTACGCTTGATGAGGTGTACGATATGTATGATAAGTTTACAATCAATAAAATTGTTATGCCTGATGGATACTCGTTTAACAAGGAAAACAAGTGAAACTTCATATTGATATGAAATTTGACCGAGACAAGCTAGAAGAGGAAGTCCTAGAAAAAGTTAAAGAAGTTAATGAGGAGTCGGGCTACCGTCCTTACTTTGAGCTGCCCGAATATGTGCACATTGTCGCTTCTATCATGGAAGATAAGTTTAAAGTTGAGTATGATGATCTTGTAAATCAAATACATCTACTCTCCAAAGAGCTAGACAAAGCTCAGATCAAAGCAGAAAATTTAGAAGAAGAGTTAATGCAATTAAAAGGAGACATGGACGTAATAACCTTATGAAACGCACTCTAATGAATGAACTAACAGAAGGTGTCGAGGCTTTAGCTGAACGAAGAGATTTAGAAGAGTGGGCATTCTATGAGAGCGGTCTAGTTGCTCACGGATGCCTAGAAAACATAGACGAATATATGCGCGAGGCTATTACCAAATACGGTAGATTGCTTCTCTCTAAACAAAGGATCAAAGCAGAAATTTTAGAAGAAGAATTAGAATATTATAGAGGTGTTGCAGAACAGTTAGGTGCAGAGAAAGCAGTCTCTCAAAGAGACAAGATGCTGGAAGAATTTCATGAAATTGAACAAATTTTAGGCAAAGTGTTAGGTTACCCTTTTTGCAAAACTGAACAGAAGAATTACTTTCCTGATGGTTCAGAATCTGATGGTGTTTGTATTGGAGACAACAATGCAGTGTCACTGGCGAATGAAGCTGCGAAGAGAATCGAATACTTGGAAGACGAGCAGATGGGCATATTTCTTTAAATTAATATGAAGCTAACACAAATTCAGCGGGCGATAGTCACCGACGCATACTATATCATCAACGACCATCAAAAAGAAATTGATAGGTTGTACAAAAAACTAGTTAAAGAAATTGGTTTTGATAAAGAAGAGTACGACTTCGAGGGTAAGTCAGATCCAGAACATCGTTACTCAGTATCTCCAGGAGATCTATTGTTTGACGGTATTTATAATTCTGCTGATGTTGACGAACTGGCAGAAGTTTTAACTAGGATGGATGCTATATTAGCGCAGCGTAAAAAAGATTAGACCTTATGCAAATCCTCAATATTGATTGGTTAAAGAGTGAGGGATTCATCGTTAGAGAAAGAATCATAGCTGATGAAAGGTGCTACCTTGTATACCCATCCCATATGGGAATTAAATGGACCAAAGATAATCTAGAGTACAGAAGCAGCATATGGACCTGGGATGGGCGTCCAGTTTCTCTAGGATTTAAGAAATTCTTCAATTACGGAGAAGCCAATCACATTGTTCCTGACTTCACTGATCAGCAAATCAAAGATCATACAGCAATACCTATTGAGAAGATTGATGGGTCTTGTCTAATTGTCTCTAAATTTGGAGGTATCGCTAACGGTGAATTGATCGTGCGCACCAGAGGTACATTTGATGCAGGTGAACATGATGCTACAGCTCATGAAATAGCTTATCTAAAGAATAAGTATCCGAAGGTATTTGATAATCCCTATCTATCAAACGGCAGCCATTCATACATATACGAGTGGACTACCCGTAATAATCCTATTGTTGTAGACTATGGTGCTGAACCTGACATCAGATTGATTGGTGTCATAGAACATGAGGCATACTCTTATACTCCACAGGTGTATCTCCCTGAGATAGCCATGGATCTTGGTGTGTGCGTAGCTGAGCATCACAAGTTCGCTTCTCAGGGTGCCCTGGAAGTGTCGCTGGTAGATATGCGAAATGCTGAAGGTTATTGCGTATACTATAACAACGATCAGGATATCAAGAAGATCAAGTGCAGCTGGTATCGGGCAGCCCACAGGTTCATAAGCAACTGTACTCTTGATAATGTGTTGGACTTGTATCTGTCTTGGCTAAATCAAGACTATCCGTCTGCTGAAAGGTTTATCCAGTCACTGGAAACTGCCTTTGACTTTGAGTGTACAGACAAGGCAAAACTATATGCGTATCAGGCTCATGATGCTTATATGCAAAGCTTGAAAACGCTACGGCATATAGCTCTGTTCGTAGCTCAATTGGATGGCGACTCTAGGGATGGTCGAAAGCATGCAGCTGAGGTTATTCAAGAAGCTTATGGTTCTTCCGGGATGGTTCAGTTTGCATTCACAATGTTAAATAATCAACCATTGCAAGATAAACAACTTAAAAAGTTAGTAGAGTTACACCTATGACAATAGAACAAGTAGACACATGTGCTGCTATAAGCCGACACTTCAAACTACGCAAAGCAGATCTGAAGGCTGAGGTAGAAGAATACATCAAACACAATGGAGGAGATAATAGCCCTGTAATAGAAGTAAACCTACCGGACTTTATTGCTACCATAGGTATATCAAAGCATACGATAGGTGTAAAAAGTATGTTCTTCTTTAAGAAGTTTGAGGAAACAGAGCTCTATGCAGACGCTGTTAATTTGATAGAAAACGGGCGTACTGACTTTGTAGTGTTCCGTTCAGGTAAAGCTCTGGTCGTAATCTACACCGCCGATGAATATAAAGGGCTTGGGGGTATTTTTGTAAAACAAGACAAAACACCTGTAGGCTATGTAATAGAGCCTCTCGATCATTATTTAAAACATAACTACCCTGTTTACTCTGAAGAGCTATTATGAGAAACCTGAAGCTGTCTCTGTTGGCAGATAGATCAGAGTTCATAATTTGTTTGATTAGAGAGAATTGCAAAAACCAGGACGATCTATCCAAGATTGCATTGGCCGTTGAGTGTATGCTTGAGGAAGTGTCTGAGGAGAGGAGAACAGAAGCTCCCACAATCAAGCAAGTCCTCCTGCAAAATATTTGAATAAAAAGTGGTATAATATATTGAAGCGTAGTACGCCTCCAGAATTTTTTAATCCTGGGGGCGTACTTGTTTCATAACCAAACCTAAAATACCTATATATTATGAACCTACCAGAAGACATTCAGCAGATGGTGATCGAAATCGGTAAAGAAGTGGAGATGCAGGTGCAAGCTCCTGCGGCTGTAATGGAAGAGGGGGCAAGTGAAAATCTTTCCGTGGATGTTAAGTTTCTAGAGCAGGCAATTATTACAGCCCACGACACTGCGTGTAGAGAATACATGGACACTCCGGACTATTTTCCACACGCAATGATCAGGACAAAGCCTGATGTGTTGCTTGGCGAAAAGGCTACCCGTAAAAGGGTGTGTACTGTAGAAGATTTGCTGAGGCTCACATCCAGACTAAGCAAAATGGAAGTTACTCCTTACTGGGGCAACGACCACGAAAGATTGTTAGTAGTGAAGGCGCAAATTCCAGACACTTACGAAGCCCGTGTGGGTTTCATAAGGGTAAAACACATTCCAGACAGGTTCTTCAAAGATATTAAATTTGTAGACTTGAAATCTCCAGGAAAGAAGGGAAAGGGGAAGATTTCCCTAGTACTGAATGAACTGGAACCTATCTGGACTCGTGAGAGTCTTGCAGAGGTCGATAAGCTGATAATTATTAGGCACTATAACTATGTGACCTTTAAGATAGATAAAGAGCATCATAGCCTGGTGTCTTGGTTTCCAGGCTGTGACATACGGTCGGGTTTGTGTGAATCCCTTGAAGAGGAATTCGTAGGCTTAGAAAAGAAAAGCGAAATTGCGGTTAGACTCTTGCGTAATGAAAAATAAATTAATTCTCACAATAGGTACAGCGTTAATGGCTGTATTAGGTGCAACAGTCATGGTGTCAGGGAACGGTACGCTGACAGTGGTGTACGTAGGTGTCTCTGTTGCATTGCTTGGTGCGGTGGCTGTAGGTGGAGCCATTAACTATAACAACCAGGATAATCAAGATATCCGGGAAGTGTGGCGAGAAAAGATCAGTATGCTTGGCAACAAGATCTGCAATCTTGAAGAGTTGTCTATCGAACAACAGAAGTTAATCATTAACCTGGAGAATCAAATTGAAAAGAGAGCAACAGCCGGAGGAGGATCGGAATCACCCAAAGAGTCAGCACCAGAACTCTTCAGTGAAAGTGTCGTGGTCAGCTACGCTCCACGCAAATAAAAAGTATATTAAAGCGGTTGCTGCTGCCGCTATAGCAAAAAAAGTAATTGAAGAAATTGTAGTTAATAGGAATTATTACGCAGATTTCATGAAATTCAATTTCATGAACGGTATTAAATCCGACAAAGCATATAGGAAAGTCTATTACTATGATCTTCCACCCAAAGAGAGAAACCGTATAACTAGACTATATAGGAATTTCTCACATCTTAGTGTGGAAGAAATATATGATAGGTTGAATACGCCTATGAAGGTAACCAATAGAACCATGCCTCTTGAGACACGGTGGGTATACGCCTACCGCAAGAAGTATGGTACATCGGATTACTATGAAAATAATCAAATAAGCGACCACGAAATACTCAAGTGTTTGACTGCCTCTGAAGCGGAAGAATACTCTAGAATGTTTTGATGGAGCTTAACAGAAAAAGGAAAATCCTCACAGGTTTTCCTTTTTTTTAGCTATCAACATGTCTATAATAAATAGCATGGAAGACGATTATAACAGACGAGGATTTTTAATACCTGAAAGCTTCTTAACTCAGCTAGAAGAATATACTCGAGGTTATATGTTGCTGGTATGCAACGATAAGGGAGAGCTGTATGCTCATGAGGCCTACGATAACCCTGTCATAAAGCTAGGTATTATCAATTTTGGAGATATGCACGTGTCTGCCTCGATGAAGCATATGCATAATATGGCTCTAAAAGAGGAAGAAGAGCATTACAGAGACATGGCAGATGATGCTGACGATGAAGATAACGATGAAGATGCTGACACTGAGGATAATTAGAGGCAGCCTTCTACCAGCTTAGCTTCACGTTCTCTTCGACCAATCAATCCGCTGCCCTTTTCCCAAAGACGCTTCATGCTTCTTATCTGAGTTGCAATATCCTTGTATTCCTTGCGAGGCGCAAGTTCTTTTATAGCTGCCATCTCTCGTCTAGTAGGTCCACGCATACTCATTCCCCTGTTGAATACAAGGGATACCAGGGCTGTCTGTGCTCCACTACAAAGCTTCTCTATACCAGGGAAGGCGTTTAGAGTATATCTTCTAAACTTAGGTAAAATATACATCTCAAATACTTGCAAGGATTCTTCCCATGTGAAAGTTATACCTTTCAGCTTCTTGGTGTAGGCCTCGGCTACTAGCCCTTTTCTGCCCCTACCGTTCTGAATAAGGTCGAGCTCATGCTCGGTAGTCAATGGCTTAAAGATAGTGTCTACTTCTTCTTTTGAGTAGTAGCCTATATCTATACCTACCATCGCTGTAGGTCCGCTCATGCCCTTGGGCCAGATAAAAGTACTCTTATACACTTTCTCATAATACTCTTTACCACCAGTCTCCTCTTCGACTATAAAGTCTATTCCTTCTTGTGTAAGTTTCATATTATTACTCGTCGTGTAGTTCGTAATCGTCTTCTTTATCGTTACCTACTTGTTTTTGAGTAATATCCACAACTTGTACAGTAGCGGCTACAGAGGCATTGCTTGTGCTGTTGTATTTAAGGTCAACCACAGCCTGCCCGCCTATATACACGGCCATGATTGTAGCAAACACTTCAATGGTTTTAGAAAACATTACAGAGAATGTGGCACTCAATTCAGGGTTCTTTGTAAGAGCAAAAAGCACAGCTACACTAGAGGCATAGAATACACCTAGAATAATAAACCCTGAAAAGGTTATGAAGAACTTTTTAGAAGCTAGATGATTCGTATTCTCCATTTCTTCTTGTTGTGCTGGTGCTGTGCCTGGGGGAGCTACTCCGGTTTGTAGGAAAGATGCTCCTGTCTTTAATAGGTTTTTAATGGCTGCAAACATATGATTAAAATATTACGTTAACTATAGTGTAGCCTATACCGAATACCGCTACCGGTCCTAGGAACCTAACGACGAGAACCCAAGGCCCTGCCAAGGTTGTCAGCATTAAAGAGACTGCCGGTGCACCTATCTGTATGTATAGAAAGGCTAAAAAAATGCCGAATATATAACCCAATAAAGATTTAACTCTATGATAGCGCATCAAGGTAGACTTGCCCTTTTCTTTCTCTAGATCAACCCTCGCTTGAGTATCAGCGATCTTCTGGCTGGCTTCTACTGTTCTAGTGTAATACTCCTGTTTCTGCTGCTCTTCGTTCTTGCCCCATTGCTCCATGTTCTTTAAATTTGTGTCTATGATGACCTTGTCTTGCTCTAGCTGAACTATCTCGCTTTTGGCTGCAAACATGGATACTTCCAGGCATCCAAGCTCATAGGAAAGTTTGCTCTTTAATTCAGAATTAAAAGATCTCTGGGATTTATCTACAGCTAGTAGAGAAGTCGTCAATAAAAGAAAAACTGTGAATAGGTAGGCCCGCATAATTAATCCTCAGGTATAGAGTTTATGAGAATCTTGATTCTCTCTATTTGAGAGGAAGCCTTGTCTAATGCTTTCTCGAGGTCCTTTATATTAGACTCAAGGGAAGAAGTATCATGCACCGGGACCGGTGTAGATATAGGTGCAGACAAGGGCTGTCTATGTGAAGCGGCACACCCAGATAGGGTAAATGCAATTATAATAGCCGCTAATATAGAGGACAACTTCATGGTTGTACTCTAGCATTATATTAGTTTTTTGTCTAGCCTGAACTAGCTACGTAGCTGCGCGCTAATACTGTCGACTTTCCTATCCAAAGCTTCCAGCTTTGCCAGTACCTCACGAACCTCTAATTCAGTCTTCCTCCCGGCTTCCAGATCCTCTTTTGCCCACTTCCTGTCCTGTATTGCCTGCCGAGCATTCGCCATGATGATAAATGGAGCCTGCAATGCTGCCACACACGACAATATAAGATTCAATAATATGTATGGATATGGGTCTGCAGGCTTTAAGAGAATACATGAATTCACTACGATCCATACTGCAATAATACTAGTGCATGAGATTATCGCTGCCCAGCTACCACCAAACTGAGCCACTTTATCCGCTACTCTGTCCCCGAAAGAATATTTTTTAACAGGGCTCATACTATTTACGGGTTTCCTGTTGTTTATCTATGTGGGCGATGACTCTGTTAAGGTCCGTTCTTAGGCTTTCTTGCTTTGAGTGCTGTGCAGATAAATACCAAACAACCCCTGCAAATTGAATGACCATAGCAGTAATTGAAGCTATGAATAGCTTAGAAAGAAAGACACGCAGCTCATTATAACTGTGAGCTGCGTGTCCTAAAGTATTTAACTCTGAGGTTATTTTAGATACATCAGTAGATAGATTCTGAATAGCTCCTCTTAATCCATTCCGACCATCTACCCCCACACTAATATGTTTCGCATCTCTAGCCATATCACGTATCTCTACTAGAGATTTATCTAAAGCTTTTAGCTGTTCCTGTGTCTCTTCAGAAACACTTTCCAGCTTAAGTTTTATAGCCTCAAGTTCGGAATCAAGAGCCTTGTTACTAGACTCAAGAGCCTTGTTACTAGACTCAAGATCCGAAATAGAGGTAACTACGTCGTTATGGAAAGAGAGCGAGCTACTTTTATACTGCAGTTTTTTGAAATATTCGTCGTCGGTAGAAGAAAAGGAGTCTAACATAATAGTTTTAATTTAAAAGAGTCTATGCCATTACATAGCTCTATTATATTAAAAACTAGAGGGATTGTCGCTTTATTATTTCTATTTTTTCCTCCGGATCCGCCTGCTCTTCATCAGAGACATAGTAGTTTAATTCCTTCGTCTCATATTCGACGTTTGGGGTTTCGTCTACGCTCACTACACCCTCTTTAAGCTCTTTAACTTCCTTAGAAACTCCTCTGAATACTGATCTTACCGAATCGTTATACACTTTGTCCACGATAAGAAGCTGACTGGTGCCTACCTCGCCTAGGTAAATACCTTTCCTTGGAGAATCTAAAGCATGCTCAACACATGTCCATCTGTTTTCGGGGATGTCTAACATCTTTAAGGCCTCCACCCTTTCTTTAGGGATAGGTTTACCACTCACAACACATTTATAAGCTTTTTTAGCCATATATTACTGTTGTCCTCCGGCTGCTTGTTGCTTTGCTCCTGATAACCCCTGAGACTTTGACTGCGAAGTCATCTGCTCAAGCTGCGATTTGACTTGGGCGTACAGATCCTGGTCCTGTCCCTTGATCTGCTGTAGCTGAGCTCTTCTCTGTGCACCATCGAGAGGGAATAGCTGCTGGGCGAGCTGTTGAGCTTTCTCGATAGCATCCTGAGGTGTCCCGCCTCCTCCACCACCACCACCTGGAGCTCCTCCTGGTTGTTGACCTCCTCCCTGTTGCTGTCCCTGAAGCATCTGCATAAGGTTCTGCTGTGTACTTTGAGCAATTTCTTCTTTCTCTTTCTCTTCTTCCTGGATCTCTTTTGTGATCCTGTCTTCCTGCATTTTCTTGCGTACCTGATCTTCGTAATCGAAGTTGTAGAGCTTGAGGAGTTCAGATCTTGCTATGGCGTTAGCAGAAACAAGCTGACTAATCACTGATTTGCGATCCATGTCATCAGAGAACGTGATCGGTATGAGTGATATCTTGGCCTTGGGTAGTCCCATGATCTGCCCGATAACTGTACCAATGTGATTTAGTAATATGTTATAGTTGGAAGGAACAACGCTCCAAGCATTTTCAAACATACGAAGCATTGGTCCTGCAGCCTGCTGCTGAAAGGTCATCTGGAACATTTCAACAGGGATATCCAGAGCATTCAAGATAGAGTTCTTGGCTGCCTCGATCATTTCAGTAGGTGCAAGTTTCGTGCCCTCGCCACCAAGCTGCTGGTAAGTTAGAGGAAATGCGAATTTATGATACGAACCTGGATCTCGCCGATGTTCCTCGATCATGGCATCCACAGCACCACTCCAGACACCACCATTCTGGTTCAATAGAGGGTTGGCTGCTGGGTTATTCGAGTCACCCATGGAGATAACACGAAAAGGAGCGATGTCTTCGAAACAGATAACTTCATTATATCTCTTTAGAGTTTGAAGCATGAACATATCTTCGAACAAGAACATGCTAGGAGGAATAGCTTTCCCGTCTGTACGTATGCTTGTAGGTGTGTCTAGCTTGAGATGCTCGAAATTCTTTGAATTAAAGGCAAGCATGGTCTTATTGAAGACGCACTCAAAGATAATCTGCGGTGTTTTCTTGCTATAAAACTTATTATTCTTGGTAGTAACCTTTTTGGCATACTGCTGAGGGATATCCCAGAAATATTCCGACTCACCTGTAGTCTCCTCGTGACGAATCTTGATCTCTTTCGCTGGCCAGTGTACTACATGGATCTTTTCGATGTCGTTAGCAGGCTTGTCGACACACTTGTGCTCGCCTTTATAACCACATTTCAAGCAAGCCATAGTATACTTACCTTTGTTGAACTCGAAATTCTGCAGCTTGTCTATGTTTGTGGACTTGCCGCAGCTTGGACAGTTCAGATAACGATAGAATCCTTGATTTACAGTGATAAACTCGTTACCGTAAGCCAGTAGGTTCAATCCTGCCTTGGAACATATCTGCTTCCACTTCAACTGATCCAACATCTCTTGGTAAGACTTCTTGGCTTCTTCATCATCACACTCAATTGTCAGTGATGTTATGAAATAGTTGGCGATACGGTTGAGGGCCTGCTTGTAGAAGCCGTTTCTATAGAGGAAATGCTCAGCCCAAAGAAGCATACCCTCGATATTCATCGGGAGATACTGCAGAGGAATGTTATAGAAAGGATTAGAGTAACGGTCTCTGCCGTTGTCGCCTACTTTAAAATAGCTTTGGGGATCGTCAGGTGTAGTCATGCTTAGTTTTCTTCAGTCTGTAGGTCTTTTAGTGGGGAAGGCTGCTGCAGCTTTTCTTTGTTGTCTTCGTCTGCAACAGCAAAACCCTTCTTGTCGTAATACTCTGCTTTTTTTGTGTTGTCAAAGTCGCTCTGTGACTTTTCTGTAACCATTCCATTCTTTTCCATAATATTATTCTTGTTCTGCAGGTACTTTAAACAAAATCATAAGTCTTTTGCTACTATCTGGCCAGTTAAAAGTAACTCCTGGATAGTACACAACATGAGTGCCTGTGTTCTCTGTATGGAACCATAGAGATTCACCTGTCTTAGGTTCAAACAGTACAGAGTCTTCGTCTTTGAATACTAGCATAAAGGCTTGTTCATGCTCTACAAGGTCTTCAAGTTTCACCTTCAGCTTACCGAAGTCGTTCTCAAACTGTACAGTGGTCGGGGCTTTCTCTTTCATAGGAGTCGTTAAAAAATCTGAAGGTTCTTCTTCTTGGAGAGTGCGAATATAGCTGTCAATCATCGACTCAGCTGTTTCTTGTTGAGGTTGCCCTTTTTTCTTTGCTTTGATCTTCTTGGTTGTGCGTTCACTGTTATGAGTTTTTAGTAGTTTACCTCCACTACGGACAGCTGAAGTGACCATAGCCTTCCTTCTTTCGTTAAGTCCAGGCTCGTCGCCATAGACGGACACTCCCCCTTCGTTTATCTTGGCTCCTGTGGCTGTATAGATCGATTTGCCTGGATCATTGCTGCCGATGACCAGGTCTCCTAGCTTAAACATACTGTCTTCTTGTATCATAATTTTGTTGATTTTGGGCTGACTGCGACTTAATGTATAGGTTATTCATCAGATGGCAACAACTTTGGTATAAAAAATGAGCATAAGCATACAAATCTCCAAAAGAAGCACGGTAGAAGTTCCAGAAATTTCGTCATACAAACTTGTGGTTGAGGCTATTAATGCTCAAAACATGCCTAATAAAATATTTGTGAATCAGCGTATCAGAAACTTTGCGAAACTGCAAAGCGAAGACTTCTTTGTAGCTGTCTGTACTCCCACTCAGTTGGAAGATTTTCTTGAAGACTCTCCTTCTGGCGATACCACATACTATAGAACGGATAGGGTAGAGCTGATCGGTAGAACGGCTGAAATGGTGCAGCATGTGTTTGAATCGTTGCTCTATGAAGTCAACAAGCTGGTGCTGGACCTTTCTGATCTTGAGAATATGACTCAGGCTGAGGTGTACAGCATTACCGCAAACAATCCGATTACCAAGGTCTAAATCCAGAATGTGTTCTTTTTGTAAAAATTTGCAAAATGTTTTTGACTATAGAACTGAGGCCTCTACATTCATCACAGCAGGCGCAGCCGAATCTGTACAATTTTCAAAAAACCCCTAAATTGTACATATATTGTTCAAGCCATAACTAACTCAAAACTAGTTATTTAAACAAAAATCGGCTGAAAATCTAACGTTTCACAAAAAATAAAAATGACTAAATCCGAAATAATCAACCGTTGTATTCATTTGAAAAAAAGCAAAAGAGGCATTAACTCTTTCCTTAACAGTCAGGGTTACAGTAAGGCAGAAAGCGTAGCTATCGAAGCTGAGGTCAAGAAGAAGCTAGTGAAGAACAAGGAATGTAAGCGTCCAGCTGAAGACTCTTCTGAAGAATGGGCAGGCATCCTCAAGTTCACAGACAAGTACAGCTATAACAAAGAAGACGATAAGTATGTAATCTATCTAAAGGCTGCTAGTAGCAATGTTGTGCTCACTGGTGATGTGGTCAGGGGCATCAAGGAGAACTACTCTAACTGGTGTGGTGAAGAACATTCGATCAATGACATCTGCCTAAACTACAAGATCCCCCGGAACTACATGATTGAGATCCTGAAAGTGTTGGGCATCACTCATGACTCAGAGCCTTGCACAGATGAGGAGATTGCTGAAAAGGGTGTGGATGTATTGGCTGACGATATTCTACAGAAGAAAAAGTTTCAGCTGCATCAAGAGTTCCAGAAGCGTAGCTGGAAGCAAACAGAAGAAGCTGCAGTAAAGTGGTTCAAGATGCAAGAGGGTGTATATAACCCGTTCACAAGTTTCCTGGCTTCATGGAATCCTCCAAAGCACACACCAATAAAATACACCGGCCCAGTTCAAAAGAAAAACAACAATAAAGCCCTCCTTGTAGGTCTATCAGATGTACATTACGGAGCAAAAACAACCAGCAATGAATCCTACAGAGCCAAAAGTTACAGCACGGAAGAAGCAACGAAATGCATCGAGAAGTATGCAGAAGATATTAAGCGGATCGTACAGGAAAGAAATTACGGATTTTCTGAGTGTGTACTTGCTTCCTTGGGCGATATTCTCCACACCACCGGGAGTGGGTACACTACAAAAGGAACTATGCTTGTACATGATTGCATCAAGGAAGAACAGTTCAATTTCGCCTTCGACAGCATCGTAAAGTTCATCGACAACCTGCTTTCTCTTTTTCCCAAGGTTAAGGTAAAGAGCGTTAAAGGTAACCACAACGATGTAGGGGACTATATCTTGTTCAAGGCTCTGGGAGCGTACTATAGAACAGACAAGCGAATCTGCTTCGATAACTTCCAAACCGATCATGGCTTGTTCAAGATCAACAACTGCTTGTTCGTGATCTCTCACGGCTACAGTGCAGAGTATAAAGGGAGGCTCCCAGCCTCTGGCAAGGCTAGAGAAAGCTACGTAGCCAATCTATTTCTAAGCAAACCTGAAGCTCTTATTGGAGTAAGTCAGAAGGTTTTGATTACTGCAGATCAGCATCATCTTGAGATGCGGGAGTATGCAGAGTTCGAGCACTATATGCTCTCAACGACAGTTCGTGGAGACAAACACAGCGAAGCTATGGGTCTTAACAACATTGCCCGTCAGAGCTGTTTTGTGATTGATGAAACTGGTGTTAGAGAAATAGTCTACTGCTATGGAAAGAGATAATTACGACGAGTTTATTGAAGACGATGAGACTGACATATATCAAGCTGCACGTAGATATACTGCTGAAGTAGAGAGACTTACAGATGTAATAAACCTAAACTATCCTTCTATAGCTGCGGGAGACATAGGTGCAAATACTGTGATTACCCCTTTCACGGTAAATAGCGGTTATTACGCATCAGGAGCTCCGTCGATGTATAGTTCGGTTCAGTCGGTAGATGATATAGCTGAGTTAAAGAGAACACTTAGCTATATACAAGCTGAGGTTGCTGGTATAAAAAAGATGCTGAGCAACACAGCAGAGAAGATAAACTCACTCGAACACAGAAAGATAACCCTATGATTAAGAACCAGCTCTGTTTGCTAATAGCTATTGCTTGTGCATCTTCGACACTAGCAGGCTTGAATAAGAACGATGATGTTCCTGGTCACAAGCTTCAACTAAATCAGGAGCTTTATTTCACTGATAAGTTTGGAGTTGCATTGCCCGATCAGATCGCTAACGCTGCCCTTGGTAAGCTTGTAAAGATCTATAGAACTGATGGTTTTTGCTACGAGGGTAAGATCACTGATATAGAAGAAGAAGAAGGAGTGTTTAAGGTATATGGAGATGTACTTAATCTAACAGGTGTACGTTTTGGCTTTGCTATGGCAAAAGGTGGTAAATTTGCTGGAGCAGTTCTTGATAAAGTGAACGACACTGTATACGTTCTGGAGTTCAGTGAAACTCACAAGGGCTTTGTGCTTGTTAGATCATATAAACACGGCAAGATTACCTCGTAAACATAAGGGGTTATTTGTGGTATAATATATTGAAAGACAAGGGCCTGTAGCTCAATGGTTAGAGCAGGCAACTCATAATTGCTTGGTTGGCGGTTCGAATCCGTCCAGGCCCACTTTCTTTTAAACAGCATTAAAAGAAAGTGGGTTAGCTTAAATCTTTCAAAACGCCATAACCCCTAAATGAAACCCAGCATATTTGTGATTGTATCAATCACGCATATTGTAGTTGTAGTTTGCTTGTTAAAATGAAAACACTATTCTTTATTGGGTTCGCAGCAATGCTAGTCATCGATTCATTGATGATTGGCTTCTGCGACATCAATTTACTAGAATCAATAGTTCTAGTTTCGGTAGCTGCAGCATCCGTAAAGGGAATGTTGATGGCTTTAGATGCATCTGTAGAAATCTAATATGAGAAAGACTCTTTTCCAAATACAGTCCAACAGCCTAGTGTTGGGTGAGTACGGCGATAAGATTGAAGCTCTTAAAGCTTTAAAAGAGGCTCCTTTTGGGGTGCTTCGAGAAGTGTTTGAGGCGCCCCTGAAGGGAATCCCTGACACTCTCTTCATAAAAGAGTGGCAAGATCAGATGACAACTGCCCTCAAAGAGTTTGAAAATAAGCTCAAAGAAGTTTATGTCGGTAGGGTTGTGTCTTATCATAATCTTGTGACAGAAGAAGAGCACGAACCAGAACTGATAAACGGACTGGTGATAAGCTTCTATACGGAACAGGACTTGGAGGACGAAAGGATCGACATGGGAGTGGCGATGGATGTATCGCTATTTTATGGTGATGGTGTAGAGTGTATGTTAATAGCCCTGAAAGATATGCAGTACATCTCTTTTGAAGACTAGCTTTCAACGCACCAGTAGCTCAGCTGGATAGAGCAACGGATTTCTAATCCGTTGGTCGCAGGTTCGAATCCTGCCTGGTGCACCACTTTCAACTGTAAAGAAAATGAATGTGAAATACACGCTATTTATGGCCGTCCTCATCGGGGCGGCTTTTTTGTTGGTTCTACTCATACCATTCACACTGGTGTGGGCGCTAAATACGTTGCTGGGTACAACCACAGCATACTCGTTACAGAGTTGGCTGGCATCGATCTTTGTGATCCTGCTAGCCAAGGTTAGTATCAAGTATATCAAAAGTGAATAACCCAGAAAAAGTGATCTCGAGTGAGTTTAAAATTCATTCGCACGCAATCATCAATAAAGTATTGTTCAACTGGGTTGAAGCTCAGATGAATGATTGGAATGACTGTAGGGTGGTTACAATGCCATCCATCAGTGGAAGACAAGAAAATCTTCTGGTCGACTATGTGAGTAAAATCATGATGGAAGACACTTGTGGATATATGCGAGGATCGTGTAAGCTTCTAACCTTCGACAACAGGGTGGAAGCAACTGAAACAAATATTCAGCCGCAAAAGATAGTGTGGAATCATTACAAGTGTACTGACATCTTTCGTAAGATGTTAAAACTTGCTCTTGATTCAAGACCTACCGCAGCATGGTTCGACATGCCTGGAGCTCTAATCGAGAAAACTCGAAAAGGGATGCAGGAAATAGTAAGGAGTCAATTTGCAGACAACAGTTTGCTTTTTGTTACGCTTGCTATAGACGGACCAATGCGTAATTTTGATGAAGACAACCATGCTCGAAAGTTCTATGATTGCTTCAAACGCAGTAGAAGCAGGCAGTTTGCAACAGAGTTGTTGCTCGCTGAATTAATCCAAGACACTGGTAAAAAAGCCAATCAGTGTATGGAGTCTTACGTGTACAAGCATGGAAGAAGCACCTTTGGCTTATTTGGCTTTGAAGTGAAAACATTAAATTAAATTAATTATGAAAACATTAGCATTAGTAGCGGCTCTAGCCGCAGGTATGGTAGCAGGTTTTGGTATTGCCAAACCAAAACACCACAAAGCGGAGATGAGTTTCACATTCCCTGTGGACCAAGTACTTAACGTTAGGTACGCTTCAAGTCAAGACGGAGAAGTTGAGAGCTGGATTCACTGCGGTTTATGCAAGCAGGGAGTTATAAGAAAAGAAGACGGTAAGTGTTCATATTGTGGAAAAAGTACAGATGAACAACCAAAAAATTAAACTAATAGTAATTGGAGCCACAGCCCTCATCGGTTGCCTGCTAGCAATATTCGATAAACGAAATGAATCTAAGAATAGATAAGGAAACAACGACAGGAGTATTGTCGTTGGCTTTATTGCTTCATGTGGTAGTCTTTTCAATTCTATTAATTGGAGAGAAAAGGCTAGAGCGTAAGCTTGTAGATGAAAACTCTAATCTCTGGAACGAAGTCATGAGTAAGACAACTTCCGGGATAAGGACACAGGGAGAAATCCTGAGTCTGAAAAGAGAACTTGAAGAACTAAAGGGTCGTTCATTTGATCCTGCAGTTCTAACACCCACAGAGGCTAGAAAAAAGAGCTAGCTTGGTATTAAGATTAGACCCATATGCCTTAGCTGGTGTATGGGTCTTTTTTTTAGCTTTTGGTCCTTTGTACCCCCCCCCTCTAAAAACACTATTATCATGGGATAATATATTGAATCACAACCACCAAAAGCATAGCTCTTGGGATTCATTGTCAGTTAACACCTAAAAAACAAACATCATGAAAGTAATATTATTCGCAATCTTTGCAGGAGCTATTTGGTTTCTGACCATGGTAAACAAAGAGCTCATCACCATGGCAGATGCTAGAGCAGCTGAAGTCGTAGAAAATACGATCAAAGTAGAAAAGCTAAAGCAGGATATGCTTACGCTCGAAAGCGAGCGTAAACACATTCTCCAAGCTACCGCGTGGTATGACACCACAAAGGATAAAGTAGTGTCGGTTAAACAAAAAGTCACAGGTATCTTCAGCAAGTAATTTGGTAATAGATAATACACACATGAAAGCAACAATCATCATTTGCGAGTCAGACAGTCTCACCGAAGAAGTGATCAAAGATGCAGCTCAAAAAGCTGCAGAGTTTATCAGCAAGGAAGGGCAGACACAAGCAGCTCAAGAGTTAGAGTCTGTTAAGACAGAAATCCGCGATTTTACGCGGATAGCTGACGAGAAATACAATGAGTGTGAGGGGCTAAGAGAAACCAAACAGCTCCTTGCGGCAGAAGTTCAATTGCTAGAGCTTAGGAAAGCTCTACTCGAACAAGAAGCGAAGGTTGCGAAGCTAAAGCCTAAACAGCCTTCGCGGGTTGGGCGGGCCTTCCAGGCTCTAGGCAAGCATATCGCTGATAGTGCAAAGAGCATGTCTTTAGCGGGTTGGAGAAAGAACCTAGGGTTAAGCAGCCAAGCCTAGTTAGTATTAAAAAAGATTCCAAGGTTCAATCCCTTAAACAGACTCTCCCTCTGGGAGGGTCTGGAATCTTTTTTTAGCCCCTGGTACCCCCCCACCATAAAACATATGTACTCTGGTATAGTATTTTGAAACCCGGGCTTTATAGCCCACAACCAATTGAATAATGCAACTTGGTAACCAACAAAAACATATGAAAGTAGATCCAATAATGTTCACCTGCTCGTTCTTTGTGTTCCTTCCAGCAACACTGTTAGTAATGACGATATTGTCGGCAATTGCAACTTGGTAACCAAACACCATGAAAGTAAAAATCACGACCAAGTACATCGGTGGCGATTATCTAAGCGAGCTAAGTTACAGCTCGTTAAAGACGGCAATGCCGAGGATAATCGACACCTATAACCCTCAGAAAGGGATCCGGCACGCGCTAATAGAGTTCACAGTGGGAGTGGGTGAAAAGAAATATGTGTTGGAACACATGCCATTGATCAGAGACTATAACTGGCGTGACATACAGGTCATGCTAGAAATGCTCGCTGACATAGAGAATGCCTCACTGGCTGTGTAATCTAGTTTAAAAAGAGGTTGGGTTCTATCCCCAATGCTCTTTTTTTAGCTATCGACCCCTCGGCGAAATTCGTGAATTTAATGGTATAATATATTGATGATTATATCAAATCTTAACCAAAAACTGGAAAGCGTTAATCATTTTTTTGATAACGCTGGATGGCGGGTAAAACCCGTACAAGACGAAGCCTTCTCTGCTTTCGCTTTCCTAGGAAACGAAAACAAAGATGGCTGTTTAATGATTCAATGTACAAATACTGGATTTTTTGTTCAGTACTGGTATTTGAGCATTAAAGAAGTCTTGCGGGAATGGTTCTATGATGACGAGGCCAAGCGTGAAAAACTTGGAGGTTATCGCAAAAAGCTACCACAATCTGCTGGCACGGCAAATCTCGATTCTTTTGATGCCCTGGTCGAATATTCGATCACTGCTATCGAGGAATGGGAAGACTGTGCTAAGGATAAATGGTAGTTTTTAAAAGAAAAGCTGGTTTGGGGGAAACTCCAGATCAGCTCTTTTTTTTAGCTAGTAACCACTCAAGACAATATCTATAATACTAGAACTATGAACAGCAAACAGGCAAACATATCAGCTAACTTTGAGAAACAGATCATGAATCTTCTCAAAAAGAACAAACTCACTGGATTCAGATCAGGAGCAGCAGCAAGAGAAGCAATGATGGGTGGAGGAGTAGGAGGAGCGGTAGGACTGGCTGATGCGATGAAAGACGACAGCTCAGGCAATGTACCTGATGATGATAAAATGTCTCATTATCTGAAGTCTATCCTAGGATATGGAACCGCTGGTGCAGGAATAGGTGCAGGCTTTGGATTAAAAAAAGGATTAAAGCTTAAAAACCAAGCAGCCAAGGCTCATCTTAAGGATCTCTTGCCTGGTATAGAAAAAGAACTAGCCGTAGGGGTAGATCCCACATTGATGGGTGAAGCTAGAAAGAGAGTATTAAACCAGATTGAGCAGCATCACCCAGCAATGGACTATGAAACATTCATGGAGAACCTGGCTAATGAAAAAGCACACGCTCCTATGGTTGACAAGAAACCAGGCTTCTTTGAACGTAGAGATATAAAGAGCGAATCAGGGAAAGCTAAAGAGAAGTTTGAAGCGGGTAGGGCAGAACAAGCGACAAATAGTGCAAATCAAGCCAAGGCTGATGAAGCTATGAGAAAGGTGGAATCTAATCTAGAGCCTGCAAAAAGATCCGTAGAAGATATTATCAAAGAAAGGCAGATCGGTGAACCAGGACCAAAGAGCAGGCCTTCTGGTACTACACCATTAGCTCCAGGCAAAGCAGGAGCAGGATTCAAACCATTATCTAAAGACACAATACCAGGAAATGCTCCAGCAGCTCCTCCAGTACCTGCCCCAGCCCCTGAAAACATATTTCAGAAGATGCACAAAGAAACCACTGAAGAAATAAATAGATACCTGAATCATCTAAGTGGCGGCGGAGCATCTATACTTGGACATGCCGAGAATCTACAGGCACATAAAGAGGATATAGCTAATTTCGCTAGAAAAGCTCATGGTAGACAAACAAGATCAAGAGAATCACTAGAGGAGTTGAATGATAGAATAAACGCTAATCATTCAAAACTGTTCGGTAGGCAAAATACACCATCACCGGCAAATTCTGCCGCTGCCCCTGCAGTTACTGCCGCAACCACACCTACAACAGCAAACTCTAGTCAAGGATTTCAGAGCTTCGGTAGTATGCTAGGCCAGCTCACTGGTAAACCCTAGTAAACCAGTAAGGTATTTAGGCATTATTTGCTCTATATATGTTTAATCTCGTACAATTGTTAGCGAATAGGTCAAAAGTTGCAGGAGAAAACGGCAAAATGGAAAAATCTGCCGTTGTACTAGGCAATAGTTTACCTAATCCAGGTCCAACAAGACTAGGTCAGCTGGCAGGTGTTAACGAAACCAAATCTAGTCATCAGACTGGGCTAACTAAAGAATTAACGAATCCATATCAACCTAGCGTTGCTCCCAAACCAGCTGAGGGTCTATCAGCATTCACAGGTAATGATGCAGTTAAAGATGTTTCTCATAGTCCCATACGTTCAAATGTTGCTCCCGTCGCTCCGAAGCCAGCTCAGTTTACCAGGATACCACGAACCACTGAACCTAGAGGAGTGGGTATTGGTAAGGTAGCAAGGAATACAGGAATAGTGGACGTTGATGGTAACGCTTATGTGAACACTGAGGATGTGGAGCTACTGGGTAAACTAGGGTTTAGCATAGATATTAATGAGTATATTGGGCTAGAGAAGACAAGTGAGGCTTTGGATCTATACTCGTACATAGAGAAAGAGGCTGGAGTTCCTAAAGCTGTAAGTAAAGCTGTAGACAAGGGTGAAGCTTTCAGTGGGTCGTTTCTAGAAGATATGGAATATAGGGTTCCAAAGGGATATGAGATAAAAGGTGATCTTTGTTGTCCTGTTGAGAAGAAGGCTTCCAGATTAAGAGACAGTGTAGATATAACCTCACATAGTGATCCTAGCGGCTTGCAGGAATACAAGGCAGCTATCGGTGACAAGCAGATAGGTAATATGCTAGTAGCTGACGTCGAAGGTAAAGGCAAAGTAGTTGCTCACAGCATACTAGAGCCAGAGTTCCGTGGAATGGGTTTGGGTAAGAAACTATATGGCGAGGTTATGCGTCGACAGCCTGAGGGTGTGTTACATAGTGGTCCTGTAGTGAGTGATGATGCTAAACGTGTGTGGGATAGTCTAAAACATAATAAGGGATATAACGTAGTTGGTGAAGCTCCTGAATTAGTGGGGCAAATAAATAGTAAGGCTTTAAATATTCCAAATAAAATTAAAAAAGTGTTGGCTGCTCCTGCTGCAGCTGAAGTTAAGGGATCTCTATTAGGTAAAATAAAGAGTCTATTGGGTGCTGTTAAAAAAGCTGAAGCCACTCACAAGTTAGATAAGGAGGCTAGTGAGAAGACTGGTTCAGTTGAAAAAGAGTCTTTTGAAAAGACTGCTATAGGTAATAAAAGTGTTAATAGGCTGTTTGAGTCGCTAGAAAAAACCGCAGCAGCTGATCCAAGTCAGTCTATTCTAGTAACAGGTCATAGTGGCGCAGGAAAAAGTACACTAGCCAAAGCTCTGGCTGAAAGATTAAAGCTTCCACTAGAACGTGTGGATGCTCATCCGGAGTTTAAAGAATATGTAACCAAAGACGATCATGGTCGCTGGCAAAAGTCTCTTACTCCAGGCACAGAAGAGCATACTTTCTATACTGATCTAGTACACCGAGCTAATCAGCATACACTAGAGAATAGTCCAGCAGCAGCAATCATAGAAGGAGCTCAATTAGGTCATATGACTCCTGAAGAGCTAGCTAAATACAAAGCACATATTGTAGTTGGTGGTGATCCTGAGCAGAGTATAGCGCAGAGAATAGCTCGATCAGCTAAAAAGAAAGGTATTACATTCACACCTGCTGAGATACTCGAGAAGCAACAAAAGGCTAGGGCGGTTGTGGATTTTTGGGCTCCTGGCATAGAGAAGTTTAAAAAGCTTCCAGGTATGCTTCACTATAATCATACAGAACACGAGCTGGAACCACTGCTCAAGAAACTGCAGGGTATATTACATAAAAAAGCTGAAGAGACTCACGAACTAGAAAAAACTGCGTCGTCTGCAAGCAGACGTATCATGGATATGTTAGGAACAGCAGATCAGGGTAAAATAAATGAAACACTAGACAGAGTAACAAATTTAGGGAAAAACAATGAGCAACCTAGGGCGGTACAGGTGCCCTCTAATGATGGTGCCCAATACACTTCTTACACCCCCGCACCGATACAACAAAACTCTAGCTTTTCTGATCTGCTGGGAAGCAAGCAAAGAGAACTAGCCAATAGATATGGAGGATATAATACTGATAATAATAGCAGTGTAAACTCGAGATTAGCCAATAGATATCGCGAGATGCACCAGACGAGTAATCGGTCTCCTGAAGAAGGGCCTCGTTCGACCAAAGTAGAAGATCTTAGAGATGGTGATAGTTTTAGTCGGCAGAAAATAGATGCCAGTCTAAAAGGAAAAAACGTGAGCGGTGTCTTAGATCCTCGAGGGCATTCTCAAGGTGTATTAGCTCAATTTAAAATAGATAACCCTAATTTTACAGAGGAACCTTATTTCACACCACATGGAACAGATACAAACCTTGATGTGAGAAAAGATAAAAATGCACTACCTCCACTAAAAGATCGTGTTGGTCAAGAGCATTTAGATCCAACTAAAAGAAACACTTTCGAAACTGTATTAAACTCACAAAACGTACGCTCAGACGCAAAGAGATTAAATGCAACACAGTATTTTTTACCTTCCACTGAAAATAAACCTGGTAGCATACACACATCACAACTACCTAACGCGCTACAAGGATATATGTATAAGGGAAATCCTATAGATACCATACAGGCGGCTAAAAATTTAGGAGAAGTGTCAAAAATGCCTGTAGAAAGAGGATTTTTCTTTAGTGGTGAACCTGCAGTATCTGCAAGATATTTAGATTCGACGGCGTTGACAACAGGTAAAGTTGGAACTCCCATGAACCAACAGCAACCTGATTATGTTGCTCCTGCAGGATTTCGCGAATTGAGAAGATATGCGAACAATGCGCGAACTTCAAAAAACAGCATAGCTGATTACATGCAAGACAAATTAAAATATTCTCCTGCAGCACAACCGCAACCTCAGGCACCGCAACCTCAGGCACCGCAACCTCAGTCACCGACACCTCAGGCACCGCAACCTCAGGCACCGACACCTGATCAAGGTATGCCGGCTAACTATATGCGTACATCAAGAAGCCGCGCGATTCCTCCACCGGGAGCACCAGTACAAAGCCTAGCAGGTAATCTTTCAAAGGGGTTAGGTGCAGCTCAAACCGTTGCAGCCGGTGTTGGAGTAGCTAAAAACATATACGATGGTAATTATGGGCAAGCTGCAGCAGGAACTGGTATGATGGCTGGCGGTAAGCTATTAGCTAAAAACCCAGTAACCGCAAAGGCTCTTCCCGCTTTAGGAGCATATACTAGCGGGGTAGACACCGTGAATAAAGTGAAAGATAATGACTTAACAGGTGCAGCCATATCTGGAGCAAATACGGTAGCTAACGGAATGATGATGTATCCTCCAACAGCCCCCTTGGGTGCGGTAGCTAGTGCTGGATTAACTGGTATTGGTATGGCAAGAGACGCATATAGAAACCAGATGGTTCCAAATCCAAACTACGCCAAACAAAGTAATGGTGCAATGAGTGACAGTCAAAAGCTTTATGCTCCAGGTACACCTGCAGCAGTGCCTAGAAAGGATGTCGGCAGTAAACCGCAAACTGCTGCACCACTAGCTAAACAGGGAGAAGCCACTCACGAACTAGAGAAAGAGGCTAGTAAGGCGTCTAGGCGGGTAATGGAGATATTGCGTAAAGCTAGTCCTACTAAAAAACAAGAGCTTATAAAAAGGCTGCATAAAAATAACATAACTCAAAGTAGCGATCTAGATAAAATGATTTTAGCTAAGCCGATGGCTAAATTTAAAGACTTCACTCTAAGTGAGAGCATTGTGGATAAAATGTTACGTGGAACTGGTCACGAGAGAGACAGTGTAGCTGATAAATTTAATCTAGGAACCACAAGAAAGGACATCACATCAATTTTAAACGCAGACTCCACCGGGAAAACGTATTTATTTGGGCAGTATCCTATCAAACAGGAAGGCCTGGGAGAATTGTTATTTACTCCACATCTAGCAGAAGGAGATGAGTTAAAAAGAAAAGAAAAGTTAATTAAATATTTGGCAGACCCTAAAAGTGTTAGATTGCACGGAAGAAATCAAGGCTGGCAAAAACAGTTAAATTACGAAACGGTTATAGGTAAACATAATATTGTAGATCCTTCCAAAAAATTAAAGGCTAACTATTTCATCCCTGTAAAAAAGCCTTCACCTTCCACGGTGACTCCAAATCTTCTTCCCACTTCGGAGCACGGATATATGTATAAAGGAGGACCTTCTGACAGCTTGCAAGATGCTCGCAACTTACGTAAAGCCGTAGATACCAGCGGATATTTCTTTAGTGGTAATCCTGAGATTTCTGCAGGTTACGCAGGTGAGGCGAAATTTTTACAGCCTGCAGGTTTTCGAGATTTGCGATCCCATCTATCAGTTGCGCCAGAACTGCGTAAAAAACATAGACTGATGGCGAGTAACTTAGAAAATTACATCAAGCCTGACCCTGCAGTGATTTCTAATCCTAGCCTAAGCACTAAGCTAAAGATGTATGGAAAAAATCTATTAGACTCGTTTAAAAAAGCTGAAGCCACTCACGAGCTCAAGAGCAGTAATATCAAAGCTGTAGGATACGACAAAAAAGAAAAGGAACTAGAGGTACATTTCCACAGTGGTGGAGAATACAAGTATAGTGATGTCCCAGCGAGTCTCTTTCATCGTCTACTGAAGGTGAAGAGTCCTGGAGGGTTCTTCCACAAGCATATCAAGAAAGACAACCCTTTTGAATACGAACGCTTGAACAAGGCTGCAGGAATTCCTGAGCATGTAAGGAAAGCTATGATCAACGGCGAGCGTGAGGTTCTTCAGAGATCTCAGAAAGCTAGTGTGGCTAGCCGACTCAACAATATAGCTGCAAAGAAGCATAAGGATGAGTTGTCTCGTTTGATCAACATGGGTGAAGAAAAGGTTGTCTATCCACCCAGTGCGTACAATAATCAAACTAGTCTGAAGTTGAGCCTGCCAGAGATAGACTACGAAAAGACTCAGAAATATATATTACCCCGTAAAACGTCATGAATTTAAAAAAAGCATACATCACCGGATTCGTTAAGAGAGCGAATGACTATGGACTCAGTGAACGAGAAGCTTTAAGCTTGTTCAAGCAAGCAGCTCCAGGATATAGAACTAACTCTCAGATCGGTTCTGAGATAAACAATATTAACGCTAATCCAATCAAGACTACTGGTAGTGCTGCTGTTATGGACTTTCCTCAAAAGGGTGTTGTTCCTCCAAAGCTTCCAGCATATACACCAAACAACGAACAACCTCATCAGGGACCAGCTACATATCTAGAGAGTATTCCTGCGTTAGGGCATTTCATAGGGCCACCAGCACGAATGATGGAACATGACCCTGTAGGTGCAGGCCTAGGATTAGCCACAGATGCTCTCGCTTTTGGAGGACCCATCGGACTAGCTGCTGCTGGAGGAGTGTCGGTAGGTAGCAAGGTTAGAGACATGAGTAACTATCTCGACAGAAAAGCGGATATTGCCAAGAAGATAGAAAACACGAATAGCCCGGTACAAGGATAAATATGAACACAGATAAAATCAAATTCGGTTGCCCAGTAGCCCCAGCTGACTCAAGAGACAGAGCCTACAAACCTCGACTAGACCAAACAATATTCCTTGATGTGGATCTTAGACCTCAGTGTCCAGCTATCAGGAATCAAAAAAATCTTGGAGCATGTACAGCTTTCGGTACAACAAGCTTGTTCAACTTTGTCAGGATGAAGCACGGACTAGCGTCATGGCTTCCATCTCCACTATTCACATACTATGCTACACGGGAAAAGTATGGTGAGCAGAACATGGACAATGGCGCTTATGTTCGTGATGCGCTAAAGAGCACTGTGAATGATGGTGTAGCTATGGAGCGTGTGTGGCCTTATGTTGTATCCAGGTTCACTGAAAAGCCTTCTCCTCAAGTATACGCTGACGCAGAAAAACATCAGACTCTAGAGTATCTGAGCTTATCCCGTACAGATAAAGCGGCATTGCTAGCTTGCCTCAGTGAGGGTTACCCGTTCGTGTTTGGTATACCTGTGTATCCTAGCTTCATGAACCCAACTGGTGGCTTCGTTCCTCTACCTGATAAAGTTACAGAAGCAAGTATAGGCGGTCACTGCATGCTCTGTGTAGGCTACAAGAAAAACTCGGATGGAGTTGAGGTGCTTATTGTACAGAACAGCTGGAGTATTTATTGGGGTGACAATGGATATTGCTATATACCACTGAGCTATTTTATGGATTCAGCTTACGACGTGTGGACAATCAGAACTACTGAAGCTCCTGTTGACGATGTGGCTGATGAACCCCCAGCTCCTGAGCCTGAGCCTGAGCCAGCTCCTGAACCCCCAGCTCCTGAGCCTGAGCCTGAGCCAGCTCCTGAACCCCCAGCTCCTGAGCCTGAGCCAGCTCCTGAACCCCCAACGCCAATTCCAATTCCAGTTCCTGAGCCTGTAGTAAACGATAGTAAGACCAGTAAGATGGGTATTGTGGTGATATTAATATTTATTTTATTACTATTACTGTTTACAATACTCTAGTATGAACCAAGACAGCTTTTCTAGTTTAAAGGATTTCGGTATCGACGTAGGGTCGCTAAAAGCGTACAGGAGCTAAGACGTATGCCTCTAAAGCCTAAAAAAATAACTGAATTACCACCCGCAGAGGCTTTAGGTGAGGGAGATCTTTTCGTTGTCGAGAATAACGATATAACGAAAAGGATTACTCTTGAAAACCTAAGCCATGCTGTAGCTGGACGTATTCAGGAAGCAATTGCTGGGGCACCTGGTAATGCTGGCCCTGTTGGAGCTACTGGAGCAACAGGTTATTTTGGACCTACAGGCTTAAGAGGGGCTACTGGCGTTGCTGGTTCTACGGGAGTTCAAGGACATCCTGGTTCTACTGGCGCTACAGGATCTGATGGGGCTACTGGAGTTCTTGGCCCTAAGGGCAGCACTGGAGCCGTTGGCGCTACAGGAGCCTCAGGTATTGGAGATACTGGAAGCACAGGAAGCACAGGAAGTAGAGGAGAAATAGGTGCAACAGGAAGTACAGGGGCTACAGGAAGTACAGGATACGACGGCGCTACAGGAAGTAGAGGATCGACAGGCCCTTCAGGTGATAGAGGTAATGCTGGTGGAGTTGGCGCCTCAGGAGCCACAGGATATCAAGGAGCCACAGGATACGCTGGTGACACTGGACCTACAGGACAGGGAGCTACAGGAGCCACAGGATCTACAGGGGCCACAGGAGCGAGAGGATCAACAGGGGCAGGAGCAACAGGATCTACAGGAGCAACCGGATATACTGGTTCTTCAGGGGTTAACGGAGCTACAGGACCTATAGGAGCTACAGGATACGACGGCGCTACTGGTCCATCTGGTGGACCTACAGGAAGCACAGGAAGCACAGGTTTTGATGGAGCCACAGGGCCTTTTGGCGCTACAGGCGCAACGGGAGCTAGTGGATTAGGTGCCACAGGTGCCACAGGGGCTACAGGAGCCACAGGATACGCTGGAGCTACAGGATCAGGAGCAACAGGATCAACGGGAGTTAGAGGATACCCTGGAAGTACAGGGGCAACTGGCTACACGGGTGCAACAGGCTCGACTGGGGCTACCGGATATCAAGGGTCTACGGGATCTACAGGAGCCACAGGATACGCTGGTTCTACGGGATCTACGGGAGCAACAGGACCGAGAGGAGCAACAGGAAGTACAGGGGCTAGTGGATTAGGATCTACGGGAGCAACAGGAGCCTCTGGTAATACTGGGGCAACGGGAGCTAG